AACAACTGAACCATCAGATAAACCTAAATCAACTCAATTCATTTCTGAAAAATCAGAAATATTAAAAAAACAAGAAGTAAAACCATTAACCAACACATCATTGAATGAATTGACTAAAATTAAATTTATTTCAACAGAAGCAGCAACCTTGTTTTCAAAAGAATTAGAAAATACTAAAAGTAATTCAACAGTCAACCCGATTGGTATTGGATTTAGTAACAACACCGAACCTGGTTTCAATTACCAAAAAGATACTTCGAATTATTACTTATCTGAAAAAGAAATAACAGAAATCAAAAAGGATATTATACAAAAATACCCCAAAGCAGGAAAACTCGTTTCAACAAATATTTTATTTGGAATTAAAAATCGAAAAATACCAACGTTCAAACGGGGTGGTGTTGTGAATATGGGTGGATCTAATAGCAGGACTGTTATGGTGGGCGAAGGTGCTTCTCCTGAATATTGGAAATTTAATAATAAAGATATTTCTATTTCGCCTTCTGGAACACCTTCCAGTAATTCTGAAAAAGTGAGTGTTCCTACTATAGCAACATTTGTAAATACTAAAAACGAAAACATAAATGATCTCAAGAGGAATAATCAAGAAGAATATAAAGAAAATACCAAAGACTCAGATGTCAAAGGAGAAATAAAAAAATTCTTCAACTTGGATCCAAAGATTTCGGATTTTAATTTAGATAAAGAATTCTTGTCAATTTTAGCTAAACTAAAAAAATCCAATACTACAACCACAAAGACACTTATTAATCCAAAATCAAAATATCCATCAAATATCAGAAAAAAACCAAAAAATAGTTGTTTAATTTATGACGAATTTTTTAAGTCTTGAGGTATTAACAAAAAAAAAGACCTCCTCGAACTTCTCGGGAGGTCTTAAATAGCAGACTTATTTTACTACTAATTATATTAGATATTATTCGTCTGCCAATTTACTGAAATAATCTAGTGCATCTGTTGTTTCAGATACATCTTCTTCTGCTGCAATCTTTTTGCTCTTGATTGGGGTTGAACGTTTTTCGTGCAAGTCTTCGGAATCAACAGACTCTACTGTATCTGATGTTTTTGCTGATGCCCGAATGTCTCCTCCTAGAACTTCATATAAACGATCCTTGAGTTCATCGTATGTTTTGTAATTTGTCGGATCAATGAACTCCTTTAAAGGATTTTGCGTTTTCCAAAGTTGTTCCAGTTTTGAATCTTCACCGCCCAGAAGTGGAGAAGAAGAATCAAACTCAGACTTGTCGTAATTCGTATATCCTGCCACCTTTCGAATCTTTAATCGGAAGTTAGCACCCTTCCAAAAATCAAACGGATTGATTGCCTCTTCGTCTTTGAATTCTGGTTTCATTACTTCCTGCAACTTTTCGAAAATCTTTGATCCGTATCGAAACAAGAATACCTTTCCTTCGTTTTGTGGATTTGCTGGGTCAGATACGATGTAAATATTGCTTACATAATTAACTTTACGCTTTCGCTCACGTGCAATATTCTTGTCGCTTTCGATTCCAGAATTCCACAACTGAGTATTCAATTCGCTTACTGGATCTTTTTGGCCCAGACTTGTTAAACAGTTCTCAATATACCATCCGCCTGGACCGTTAAACGCATGAGTATAATACTTCACCCAGGGCAAGTCTTCTCCTGTGACTTCTGGAAGGAACCGAATAACAGCAAAGCCGTTTCCTGACTTGTCTATTTCTGGTCTCCAGAAACGGTCGTCTTTGTACGACTCTTTTTTTGTCTGATCTTCCATCTTACGAATCAAATCATCCAGATTCGTTACTTTGGACTTTTTCTTCAAATCATTGAAACTCATGTTTTTCCTTTCGTTAACCCGAAGATCTACTTCGGCCAAGTATGTTTCACAGGAACTCCCTGTGTTCTCTCAAGTATTTAGTATACCTCAATTTTACCGTTTGTCAAGCACTCAAAACGGTAATTTATTTTTTGTTTTGACAAGAACTTTAGGAAGCAAATTCAATTCTCTTCCTTCTTCGCGTAAATGTTCCAAAATGGGCCTATTAAGTAATTTAGACACAAACTCGTATTCTATGCTGTAATCGTTGCAGATAAAAATAATCGCATCCATATACGTTGTATTGTGTTCTTCAACATATTTTTCTATTTTTTTAGAAAATACTTCTTTTGTTAATTCATTTTTCTGATTTATTTGCTTCATAAAATACCAATCATATCATAAAAAATTCGATATGTAAAGCATTATATATAATAAAGAAAAGGACACCTCCATATCCATGTCAACCGCAGACGTAAATAACAATATAACCGTAACCACCCATACCGGTATTGCAACCCTGGGAACAGACTATAATACATCTGGAATCACTCCAGACATTCATTTACCGTTGAGTAAAATTGTTTGGGGAAATGAAAATGTTTCAAACAGAGTAAGTTCAGAATATCCCATGCCGGTAGACATAAAAACGTTTAACGGCAACTCTGGGGCAAACTTTTTATTGGGAATCACAGGGTACGTCAACGGTTTGGGAACATTCACGGTAGGAAACACCCACACTAATCCGTTATGGATTAGGGGAACAGGAACAGGAAGTAATTTATTGGTGTCGGGGACCGTTCAAGGAATCTCGGGTGGAACTCCAGTAACTGTAAACGGAACAGTAAGTTTCAATAACACCAATATCGGTGTCTTTGGAATTTCTGGTGCCACTGCTATTTCCGTGACAGGAGGTCGTTCTCTTTCTTATGGAACAGATTTCGTAAACACAAGAACCACACTCACTGGATTGTCTCTTGCAAACAGTCTCGTTGGGTTCACGTCAGACAGTATTCGAGTATACGGTTCTGGATCCGAACAATGGATTCCGAGTGTATTGAATTACATGGACGGTTCCACCTTGACTCAGGTACAAGGATCGAGTGGAGCAATAAACGTTAATTTAGTGAATTCCGGATTCACTTTCACAGTAAACGTATCGTCTACAGTGGGAGTAACAAACGAAGCAGGATCTGCATTAAAGATACAAGGAGGCTCGACTCTGGAATCTCCTGTACTGGTTCGTTGGCACGGAACAACTGGTGCTTTGAGTTACGCTCCAATCTCAGGCACTGTCACCGTATCGTCTGGAACGGTGTCTGTTTCAAATACAGTCAACACAAACATATCAAACACCAGCGGAACATTTGCCACACAAATGTCTTCGATAACGAATTCCATCGGATTGACCGGCCCATTGGTTACAAAATTAACTAATATTCAAAACAATACCGGAACAATATCTGCAATAAACGATAAATTGAGTGCAAATGGAATCAATGTTAAAGTAACAGAAATAGTTAAATCAAATCGACTACACAACGGACAAGTTCAATTCAGTGGAACTACAGTTCAGGCGATAACAACAGGATCTACTTTAGTTTACAAGACTGGAGTCAATCTTAAAGCCCCATCCACTAACACTTCTACGATTTACGTTGGAAATGAAACCATATTGACTAATAGAAATCAAGCCTATCCCCTGGAACCGGGAGAGGCATTGTTCCTGGATTGTAATAGCACCAACATCATATATTGTTATGCAGACATTGATCCAGATAAACAAAGATTGATTTACATAGGATCGTAATAGACCAGCATGTTGCGTTCTCGACAAACGATTATAACCAGAAATCCTGCCTATAAACCAGTCGGATTAGATAAAACTCAATACGAATACATCAAAACTCTTGAAATGGTGGGATTGGGTATCAGTTCCGGATATGAATTACAAGATTTACACACAGAAGGTTGTCGAATAACCCCATCTGTAACTGTTTTGTCTGGATCTCCTAAACAAGTATTTTGGGACTTCACGACAGTATCAACAGATTACAACAAGTCTTCTATTTCCACTGTCACTGAATATTTTTCAGAAGCATATTTCAAATCAGGCAATTCATTTACGGTATCTGATTCTTCGTATTCTGTGGGCGAAAGTAATTTTGATGGATCTTATACTTTTATTTCTTTTAAAAACGGAATGCTTGTGTCAACGACTGCGCTTTCGTTGGCTGTCAAATCGTACACAAACACCAAATTCGATTCTGTTCCGGTATTCAAAGCCGTAAGTCCAGGTGTAAAGAAGTTTGGCCAAAACGAATTCTTGATCACAAACAATGTTATCGGTTCCAACTCCTTTGTTCAAAACAAAGTAACTGCGAACTCGATACTGGAAATTGCTGAAGTTAAATTTCGGGTTGTTGGAATAGAAGAAAAGAAAGACAAAGAATATGTACTGATAACTGGAATAGATCGCCAGACTACCGTTACTATTCCATCCTTTAACACATTGAACAGAACATTAATCAATCTGTATCAACAAAAATAAACATTCCCGGCTGGATTCGAACCAGCGACCAACGGTTTAGAAAACCGTTGCTCTATCCTCTGAGCTACGGGAATAAAAAAACACCGATGTTACTCGGTGTTTTAATATGATCTGTACGAACAAATCAGGTTGCCAGACTGAGTGACGGAGTGGCAAGCTTTGCCTTGGGAACAAACAAATTGTTTGTGATTGCACCGGTATAGTGATCTTGCAATTCTTTTTGAGCCTCCAACACAAACACGACATGGGCATCAGCGATTGAAACTCCATCTTCTGTTTTTGCGTAGGGTAACCAACGAACAAACAATAACTTTCCTTCCTGAGACGGAATCAAAACACACGGTTCTTTGATTGTGATTCCGGTTTCAGTCTTTGTGAACTCACCGATCAATTCTTCACCACTTGCGAGCCGAACAATACGTATAGTAGCCATCCTGTTCCTTTCTTTAAATAAAATCAAGCCTGAACATCAGACTCTTCTAGTTTTCGATGCAACATTCGTTGAATGTTTCGAACTTCTCCTGTGACGCGAGCATCGAACTCTTGTCGAAGTGCGGCATTGGCATCATTCATTTCATTCATCACTGTATCAATATTGGATTGAACTTCTCGGAATTGATCCTGAATATCTCGTCGAAGAGTATCCGTATTCAATTGAACTTCTTGGAATTGATTCTCGATCTCTTGTTCAAGTGAGTTTAATGCTGATTGAACGTCTGGAAGGAAATTCGAATTATTTGACTCTTCCAGTTTCTTTAAACTGGTTTCGTGTTTCGCCAATTCGTCTCTGAGTTTCCAAAGTTCTCTTTCTGTCCATTCAGTTTCTCGTTCAATTCGTTCCGAGATTCGGTCTTGCATACGACGCAAATGATTCCATAACCAGTATCCTCCGAATACCACTCCGACTGTTCCTGCACCAAATAAAAATTCATACGATTCAAACATGTTTAATTCCTTTCTGGATTAATTATATTTCAATTTTCTCGTTTGTCAAGCAGATCCGTTGTGTTATTCTGATTCTGTGCAATCGCAGCGATTCATCAGCTTGTCCCATATGCCACATTCCGGCTTTTTAGCCGGCCAACACGAACAACAATCGTCCACCAACAGATTCAAATTTGCGGGCAAAGTTGCCCGGGCATGGGCCTCTACGAGTTCTGTTTCAGTCAACAGTAAATCAAGACAATGACCGTCAACTGTGATTTTGGTTTGATATAGTTTTGTTTCCATAACGATTCTTTCGGGGCTTGGGCCCGTTGGGCCAACTTCACACTGAAAACCTACACAGATATTTATACACACCAAACACACACAACGAAGAAAAGCCTCAAATATTATTCAATTATTCTGAATATTTGTTTGCATATATATTAAGCACAAGGAAATTTATATGAACAACAAACAAACATTAATCGAACATCTACGATCCAGAATCATTGAAAAATTGAATGAAAACAATGGTAGAGGTCAACCTGTAACAGAAACAATTACTTTAGCTGCGGGTGGTTATGCGCATCCGATGGCACTGGATTCAGGCGATGAGCTTTTTGGTGATCAAGTCCGAGCGATAACTCGTCATCTACAGGAGTTGCATGAAGCTGGACATCTACACGAAATCGTCATTCACGACCGAGCAATGGAGGGCGAAGAAGGCCACGGCGAACCAGGCAACGCGGGAATAAGCCGCCAAATAATAGGAGGACATGGGTTGGAGGATTATGTGCATGAGGATTTTATTCGGGATGTATTGAGTGGAAATTACCATGGAGTAAGCGTTTTAACCAGACACGGCGCCGTGACTCCTGTGAAGGAGAAATTACCCCATCCAGTCGATCCAGAGACAGTCAGAGGTAACCGCGATCCGCAAGCGACACGTTCCGATGATCATCACGGGGATATTGTAGCTCATGGGTTAGCCGCTTTCCACCCCCAAACCCACGGCAATACGGATTGGGAGGGGTATGCCCGGCGCGAGGTTGATGGGTGGAATCAGCACCATGGTGCATAAACTTAGTAAACATAAATAAACACAAGGAAAAATTCATATGAACAATAAACAAACATTAATCGAACATCTACGATCCAGAATCATTCAAAAATTGAATGAACAAAGCGATACACATCAAAAAATTAAAGATTTTTTGGTTAATACACTGGCAGCCGAGTATCCACACAGATATAACGAGAAATCGGCTCGCTTCGATCCAGAAGCCTCAGCAGATCATCTTACTTCTATTCTAGATGCCACAGGACCACACACCACCGCAGAGTCAGCAATCAATGCTATTAGACCACATGCAATTGATGGTAATTATAGTTTAGAAGAAAGAATTTACGATACGCAAGATGTTGCTGGCGATATTTCGGAACATCCTAGATATGAAGAATTTGTAAGGGAAAACGAAGATGATTATGCCGAAAAACTAACAGGCGATCTACGTAATCATCTGAGTTGATCATCCGGCCCCGACAGACGCGACTTAGGGATAAATTTCGGGTCCCACGATTCCTAATGGATGGACTGGTGATACAATCAGAATGAGCCTGAGGTCTGCTGCCTGATCTTGATTCAGAGTAATGATCCTGATGGGATTTGAACCCATGTTCAAAGCTTGAAAGGCTTTTGTCCTAGACCGAACTAGACGACAGGACCAAGTTATTTGATTTGTTTCGGTAATCAATCAAAGCAAGTTCTTTCGCCTTTGCCTCGATCATGACATCGTATTGAATCGATCCAAGATCTGGTATTGGTCCAGAGACATAATCAGAATGAGCCTGAGGTCTGCTGCCTGATCTTGATTCAGAGTAATGAACCTTCGGAATCTCACAAAATCCGTTCCATGTACTAAACGCCAATGAAGCAGCCTGTTCCAAAGTTTCTTGTGAACAAAATCGATGATGGTGTATATCCAATACCAATTTGATTCCGCATCTTTGATGAATCAGGGAATACAGTTCTGTCATTGACCACATCGAAGCTTTATCGTCGTTTTCGAGTGTCATTCTCTTTTGCCATATTTCAGGTAACTTTTCATATTCCTTGCAGAATCGTTCTGCTGTGTCTTGTTTTGATTCGTATACTCCCCCGACATGAATGTTTACAGCAAACCCAGGCCCTTCACCCAGCATGTCTGCAAGCATGTTATGCATTGCAAGATGATCTTTTGTTTTCTCGACGGTTTTGGGATTCGGTGACGCCAAACAAGTATACGGCCCGGGATGACAAGACAATCTTATATTGTTTTTTCGGGCAATGTTTCCCACAGATTCCAAATTGTTTTTGATCTGAATCAACGAGATTACGGGCATCGCATCGATATGATAACCCACGTCCGGATGATCCATAAACGGAAATATTCCACTTCCGATACGAAAAAAATGTATTCCGTTTCGAGCATTCCATTCGGTGATAGTAATTAGATCTTTTGAGTTTTTGACTGCCAGATCTGCTGCTCGCTCTATTGAAAAGTTCTTCAAACGAACAGTTCTGTTGGACAAAATTTTATTGCCCAATGTCAGATTTTGACAGGCGTAACCCAAATGTCGAATCATAGCTCGATGTCTCGTTTACGAGCAACCCAATGAGGTAGACGACCTTCTTTCAGAAGTTTACGAAGAGTTTCTTTCTTTGCCTGAAGCAAAGAGATTTGTTGCTTGAGTCTCCGAGATTCTTTCTTTCGTTTTTGGCGTCGACGAAGCATTTTAGTTTTATCTACTGGCATATCAATTCCTTTCTAATGCGCCGTTCCAGTGCTGCCCTGGCTTGAACTCGTTATAAGCGAGCCTGCGAAGCTGTCCGCCCACGGCGCCTGTAATTATTTTATATTGGAAGTCAATTTGATTACTGACTTTTTGTTGTTTGCGTGACCGTTTTTATTGATTTCGAAATAATTAGATCGTTGACGATCGTCGTCGTGACCCAATCTGTAATTGATTTGATCTACTCCGTATGTGTCGTGAAGAATATCCATAGCCTGTGGAGTTCCTTGTGTGATCATTACAGATAAAATTTCCGATGCCTTCGCTCTTGCTGTTTCTAAATCAGAATCGGAAATAGGAATGTCGATGTGTAATCGGTAAGACATGGTGTTTATTATACTCAATCGAAACGTGTTGTCAAGTTATAACTTGTAAAGGCCTTCATTTGTTGTGAACCAAATATCTTCAAATATCTCAGAACACCAGTCCAAACACAAAGAACACGGTTTTGCCATTCTGAGTTGGCGATATTTATTGAATCGCACATTCACCAGAACGAGTGGCTTTGTTCTTAACTCTTTCGGAACTTTAGTGTAGGCATCTAATTCTGAATGCAGTTCTTCGAATCGGTATCCTATTCGTTTTGCTGCCGGATGTGTTTTGAATGAATTTGTTCCTATGGAAATTATTTGTTTCTTGTATAAAATTAAACTAACGTGTTTCTTTTGCCTTGGTATTTCCAGACAAATCGGAAAGGCAATATCAAGAATCTTCTGCATAAAACAACATCCCGGATTTCTCCGGGACATTGCGAATCAATAAAATAGTAAAGTTGATGTAATTAAAATTTAATTCTCAACTTTGATCACCGAGGGTTTAGTTGCAGCAACGAGTGCGGCGACCCTCGCGGTTGAAGGTGTACGAACGACGACCTGGGTGTGTGTCGTACATGAAGTAGCGACCATTATCGTTCTCGATGGTCCAGTTGCCAAACTGCTCAACCGTCTCACGGATGTTGCTGATGGTTGCTCGGAGATTTTGAACTCCGAACATGCTGCGAGCCTGAGCAGCACTGATCGAACGACCACTTGCCATGTAGTTAATAACCTTACGCTTCTTTGAAATCTTAGACATTTTGAATCCTTTAAACAATTTGTATCCCTTTGAATGAAGTTGATGAGTAAACGGATCACTATTTTTATTCATCAAACACGTGTAAGACTTTCTTGTCTACCCACACATCATACCATGTTATTGGGTCTTGTCAAGTGGATTTGCGACTTTTTTAATATCATAATAATAATTTTCATCGTGACCGTCGATGATCCATCGGTCACTTTCTCCCTCACATCTCCAGACTTTGTCGTCCACTTTGAAGTCTGGGTTTTCAGGAAAGGGCTTTGTCACAAACGACATATTTTTCCAATATATTCTGTTGTTGGGTTGAAGGGTATAGTTTCCTTCGTCCAGGGCAATCATGTGTAAACATTTATATTGTGTTGGTTCATCGGAGTATGCGTTCCTGTACCAATCGAATGTCATGACATAATCTCCCCACAGCGCAGTTCCGTCTTTTAGAATTACCTTTGCGCGACAATCAAACAAAGCATCGTATTCAATTACAGTAATATTTTCGTGAAAACAATCCCACAACTGAAGATGATCCAATGGTCTTTGTGGTGTTTCTGGTTTCCAGGCCAACATATGAACCGGGATTCTACTTCTTACGATTCCGTAATCTGTCATCGCATGAAATGTTATTGCCTTTCCAGCACATGATTGAGCTCCAAACACCAACACTTTATCCCATTCTCCTACGTGTTCTTTATGTTGGTACATGTGTTCTCGTCTCAACCAACAATAAAAATGTGGTACATTTATGTTAAGCATGTTTTATTTTTTTCTTGGATTTACCAAAAATCAATTTCCAATTTTTGTCCCATTTTTTTTGGTCCACTGGCCGATACGAGTCTCCTTTACCGGCTGCATGTTTTCTTGAGTCATTTGCCATAAACGGTATTAAGTTGCCTGTTTACTCGAACAAAAGAAGTACATTTAGGAATAGATTTTATATTTTTGGCACCGATATAAGTACAACAAGATCGAATCCCCCCAAGAATTTCTTGCACAGTGTCGCGCAATTTTCCACGATAAGGAACTGTAATGCTTTTTCCTTCTGCGGCTCGATAGTTGGACATTCCTCCACTATACATTTCCATTGCATCAGAAGAAGACATTCCATAAAACGGCTTTCCTACGATATTGTTTTGATCGTCATAAATTATTTCACCACCAGATTCATCGTGTCCAGCAAACATACCTCCGAGCATAACAAAATCTGCACCAGCACCAAACGCTTTCGCCACATCACCGACGCAAACACATCCACCGTCTGCTATGATATGTCCATCAATACCGTGAGCTGCGTCTGCACATTCGATTATTGCTGAAAGTTGAGGGTATCCCACACCAGTCAGTTTTCTCGTTGTACACACACTTCCGGGTCCTATGCCAACCTTTACTAAGTCTGCTCCTGCCAGGATCAGTTCTTCTGTCATTTCCGAGGTTGCAACATTTCCTGCTATTATTATTTTGTTCTTCCATTTTTCTCTCGTTCTTTTTACAAGATCTACGAAACTCTCCATGTATCCGTTTGCTACGTCCAAACAAATAAATAAAGGAGAATACTTATTCAATATATCATTTGCAAGATTTTGACTTCTTTTGTCTGTTCCCATCGTTACAGCAACCAAATCAGGACATATAGAAAATGTTTCGTGTTGCTCGTGGGGGAGATACTTGAACATGCAAGTGGGCATCCGATATTGTTTCAATACAAGTGCCACTTCTGCAACACCCGTTGTGTCCATATTGGCTGCCATAATCGGAATACCTGTCCAAGTTTGTCCGCTGTTCTTGAAGGTAAATGTTCTTTCCAATACAACCTCATTCCTGCTGGACAGAGTTGTTCGCTTTGGACGCAAAAGAACATCATCATAATCTAATTTAACATCATCAATAATTCTCATTTCAATTTTCCTGTTTATTCAAATAATTTTTTATTGGATTTGGTTCCTCCCATATATTTCTCAATATGGGTTTGTAATGCTTTCATTTTAATAGCAAGTTCTTTCCAATCTGACTTGTCTAACAAAAAACGCTCATAACAAAAAACTCCTTCTGTTGCCAGTTCTATTAATCTGGACACCCATTCGTCTGTGTATTTTGATTTATTTTCTGACATTTAAAGGTCTCGAATTGGATTGAAAAGAAATCTTGTGCTCTCTTGGGTATTTATAGTTTTTGATTCGTTCAACACACGAGTAAGTGTGTCAATCATAGATTCTACTTCGGAACGAGTCCATCCTTCTTCGCTTTCCACTGTGTCCCATTCTGAAAAACAAAATACTCCACGGCCTTCGCTGTTCGAGCGATACACGATTCTGGGATGTTGATCGCCTTTAATGTCTTGAACAATGAATTGATATTGTTTTTTCATGGTTCATATCATAACACACACTCAGCGAAAGATCAAGATTCAGATTTATTTTTCTTTTCTTTTTGTTGAGGATCTTCTACAAACAATACATTTTCTATTCTGAAGCTTTTCCATTTCTGTTCTATTACGTCCCAGACGGGCAGTATATTGGGATTTTCTGTTTGAGTGAACACTTTAGTTAAGGCTTTTTTGTGACTTTCAGACAATTCGGAATTCATCAATGTGCAGTGAATTGTTCTCACAGACGAGTCAACTTTTTTGAAAACTACTTTTACACTGGGATATTTGCTTAAAATATCTAATAAAAATGAACGATTTATATCTTTTTTATCAAACACGAAATATTTATAAATATTGTTATGAAAGATATCAGACTTATTTTACAGAAAATTAATCAAAACAATCCAGTCAATGAAAGTGTGTCGAGTAAGTTAAAATTTCTCGCTGCATTAGCTGCATCTGGTGGAATTGCAGTCGCCGGTGCAAATAAAGTTATTAACATGAAACATAAACGAGGCCAAGAGATCCCTGCACAGACCCAACAGACTCCCCCACAGACCCCACAGACCCAACAGACCCCTGCACAGACCCAACAGACCCAACAGACCGCCACGAAGACTCCAACGTATGCAGATGATGCTATACGAGAAATGGTAATGAAAAATGAAGGCCTAAGATTGAAAACATATAAAGATACCAGAGGAATACGAACGATCGGAGTCGGACACAATTTAGAGGCTCCAGACTCCCAGAACGTATTTATCAAGACCTTTGGTGCAGCAGGAAAACAACTACACACTAATTGTTTGAATGGAGTGTGTGGACTTACAGAAGAAGAAGCAAAACGGTTATTCGATGCAGACTATGTAAAACACAGAAATCAAGCAGTGGCTTATTTTCCTAATCTTCATATATATCCTTCCGATGTTCAAAGTATGTTGGTCGATGCAACATACAGAGGAGATCCGGGCAAAAATTTCAGGAAATTAGTTGAACATGCTGAGACTTCTAAAACAACTGAAGAATGGGCTACAAGATGGGAAGCAGCTGCAGCTGAATATATGAATCGGAAAGAATTCAACAACCCCAAGCTCAATAAAGACGGAACACCAGTTGCTCCTGGAGTTATTACACGTCTAAAAGAACACAAAGGAATTTTAGATGGTTTTGTTCGTTCTTTAAGAACAAAGAACCAAACAATAAAATATCCCAATGCTCCTGTTCCAGCAACAAGACAACCATTGGGAGAATCTTGTGGATGTGGCATGAAAAAAATCAAAAGCAGAATTCGCAACAAGATACTCAAAAAACTAGAAGAAGCCCGTCTGGATTTGAACCGTGTTCCTAGAACACATGGAGACTGGAATCCGGATAACGTGATTGATCTTGGACCAAATGCCGGAACAGCACTCAAGAGTATTGACAGCTTGGCTGGAGGTCCAGGTCCGAGAGAAAGAAGAGTTCCTTCAACCACAACTCGTTCAAAATCGGAACAATTGAAGTTGGACGACTACGAAAAAACAACAACTGTTGGCAAAAACGGAAGAATAACTACACATTACAAGCAAAGGACATTCAACAGTATTCCTTCCCATGAGAGTGATTTTTCAATACATTCTCAAGAAAACAAATACGGCGACCATACTCATTGGGTGACAGATGCGTTTGGTAGAGTTACAGGTGTGTATGGAACAGAAAACCCATACATCGATGAGCCGGGCGGACGTGGAATTGCCTGGAGCAGAGGCGCCCATTTCATTGAGGATATCGCTCGCCCGGTAGGACGAGAACAGCCGCTCCAAAGTAACGCAAGAGCATGGAATATACTGAAAGACATTGGAGTTTATCACATGCATCCTGATGGAAGTATGCCCCATTACGGACCAAATATTGAAGAAAATCGGCGTGAACATGCTTTTTGGGGCAATATAACAACAAAATCCCCACAGGATATAATTTTCGATCATTTACTGCATCTTCATGACACTGGCCATAGCATACCAGGCGCACCAATGGACTAAACACCTAAATGAAACCAATTACAGAAGATTTGCGGCGATGGTTCAAAGAAAAATGGGTGGATGTTTCTAAAAAGAATTCATCCGGTGAACATCCCCCATGTGGCAGATCAAAATCCAGTAAGCGAGGATATCCTAAATGTCGACCTTCTGTTCGAGTAAGTTCGGATACCCCAGAAACTTCCGGCGAAATGACTGATTCTGAAAAAAAAGCAGCAACACGACAAAAAAGACGCGCTGAAACAAAGAAAAGAAAAGGAAAACTGCCTCACATGACAAGCCATAAAGATCTGGAAGAGCAATTATTATTTGAATCAAAAAATGCACCAACAAATCCTGAATTATGGAGTCGTGCAAAGGCACTCGCTCGAAAAAAATTCAAAGTGTATCCGTCTGCGTATGCAAACGGTTGGGCCGCTAAATGGTACAAAGGAAAAGGTGGCGGATGGAAGTCTATATCAGAAAATTGGACAGAATACGATATAAAGCCGGGCGAGACCTCACAGAGTCATTTTGACCCCAATAATGAAAATTTCAATATTAAAAAATACATGAGATTGTTGAGAAAAAAATTAGGAATCCAAGAAAAACTGCCGGGTGAAACAGATTAACGATCCAACCAATTTAGAAAAAATACTCGTTGCTGTCGTGGCATTCGGAACAGGTATTTTGATTTGCAGATTCTTGGGATTTTAAAATAAAAAAGAGGCGGACTAGTCCGCCTCTTTTCGTAAATAAGATGTACCGACAGTTTTGATCAGAGGGTGCAGTTAACTAACGAAGTAACCCAACCCAATACTGTTCGAAGACCAGCAGCTGCAAATGGAAGCAGTGCAAGACCTACGAGAACATGAACGGGATTGCGCCAGCAAAAACCGTGAGCAACTGGACAAATCTTTGTGTATGAACTCATCGCATTCTCCTTTCTTTCAGAAATTAAAACCAAGTGACGCAGACATAACGTAGTTTTGTTCTAGACCAGCAACATTCTGATACACTGGAATAGCCACATTGCCGCTCAGATCCACAGAATTTGTAATGTTCCACTTGCAACTGGGTCCGACAAGAATGTTTTGTTGACCGTTGTCAGTGACAGTATAGTTTTGCCATACTGTTCCTCCAAACGTCAAAGAATTCCAAACCGGAATCGTGATGCTGGAGTCGGCTGAGATTATATCGTCTGCAACACGTGTACCAAACGGCAAAGACCATGCAGTTCCGTTTGTTACAAATTCGTAATCAAAGGTTTGCACAAACTCCATGTTCTTCCAAGGAAGCGAATACGTAAACACTCCACCGAGGTGGGGGTTAACAGACGAGGCACCAAACTGATTGGACATTGGACTATCTACCGATGCGTATAGCTGGAGTTGAATGGAGTCTGCAACCAACGCATTCCAATCTAAACTCAAATTGATTGCACCTAAATCAGTTGTTCCTTGAAAATAAACTGGAATTTCTAATCCCACAGAAAATTTATCATCAAGTTTCACATCTGCTCCTTGTAGGAATTCCACAAGAGTTTGATCTGAATTCTTGTAATTAACTATTGTGAGGTTTTCTCCCAAATCAAACTTGAGACCGGCATCGACTGCGGGTTGTGATTGGGCGAAACATGCACTAGACAATACGAGGGTTGATAACATTTCTTTTAGCATAATTCTCCTTTGTGTCGATTATATAGAAACTTGTCTGGTCTGTGAAAGGTAGGCCTATCAAGCTTTTCCATAAAGCTTAGGCTTTGTTCGTTTTTGATTCAAAAAGAATGTTATTCAAAATATTTTATTGCGAGTGATGATCCAGTTTCGGGATTTCATAATATCTGCGAATTCCCCAATGTTTCGCCAGTGCCCGTTCCCAACATGCTCCTTTTGAGTGTTGCCAACCAGACAACATGTAAATACCGCTGCACTGGGAAAGTGCCTGAATGTCTCGACTTGCACAACTTTCGTAGTTGTATTGATCCACTGATTCGTTTGGATTCATTCCGGCCTCTCTGTCCAATTGGGCAGGATTCACAACATCCCATCCTTCTGCTCGAAGTTCCTGTTCTTTGTCATCGAAGGCCTTCCAGTTGTTTCCGGGTAATCCGGACATGGGCCCAGCAATGTAAATCTTCGGAGTCATTTGGGCAATCCATCGAACCACCACGATGTCGGTTTGGTGGGCCGTTGAAAAACTATGCCGGATATTTTACCGGTGGGCGAAGATTTACTGTTCCATTCGATGCTTCCGACTGGAATAAAACCTGTTTTTTTGTAAAATTTGATTGCTCGATCATTGTCCGAGCGAACACTCAAAAAGCAAATTTCTTCCCATCTTGAAAGAAAATTGTTTAATTCTGTTTCTGTGTTGCCGTTTCCTGGATTTTGGGCAGCAATTTGCTTGATACAAACAGATCCTTTATGGGCTCGAAAATTTCCTATTTTATTGCTTCTTCGATAAACAGTAAAGGTAATCACTACGCCATTGTTGAAAAAACACCTACCTGATTCAATCATTCTTTTGATGTAATCGGTTCGAACATGGGGAAAAATCTTTCGATGTTTTTTGAAAACTGCAACAATGGCATCGTAATCTGCCATGGTTGCAAGACAGTCTGTTGGTTTGTCGTTACTATTCATTTAAATTTTGGCAGAATGGTCGCTATGAAAAATCGTAACGAAAATATAAAAGAAATACCGAATGCTGTCCAGGGGAGACCAAAACTTTCAAGGAAAAATTTTACTATCACCAATCCAAAAAAAGCAAGCCCGAATACAAACAACCACAGGATCAATAAAACCGCTGCAATAAAAGACCATTCAATTAACTTTGTTTTTGTGCTGCTCATTTTTTAATCTTTCGTTTCGAAGATGATGCCATGTTGGCCAATGCTCTTTCCAGTATCGATTGGTCCATCGTCTATTATAGCGCTGAGATGAAATTTCAATGTAAGAATCGTCCACATCATTCATATGGGCGTAATAGTACGGAGTGTAATTGTTGGGATCGCCTGGTTCGCGTTGTAAAACAGAGACCGAGGTGGTCGCCTTCTTTCGCTCACGATACGGAACAA